GGCTTCGGTGTAGCGGTCGAGCTGTTTTAAGGATTCGATGACCGGTGCCAGATAAGGCACGCCGCGGCTCTGGCCAGGGCGGAGGGTGCGATAGAGATGGATGACGTTTCTCATGCCCGTCTTTGCGCCGAATGCGGGGACGATGTCCCATTGCTGATTTTTGGCGCTGTAGACGTTTCCGGGATGCTGCTTGAGGATATGGTAATTGATCGGGGCGCCGTAGGCGTCTTTTTCGACGCCACCGGAAAGCGTTTCGCTGTTGGGCTTGTTGGACTGGTTGCAGACGCGGTCCGCTTCGATGACCTGGAGCTTCAGGAGGTACGGGAAGTCGCCGCGCTTGAGACGGGGCATGACGGTAAAGACGTCTCCGTTTTCGAGGGTCTGACGGAAAGCCAGTTCCTGGATGGCGGAGAAAGTCATGGTGCGGCCGAGGTCGCATTCCTGAGACTCGGACCAGATCTGCCATTCACGCTCTGTTTTGGATTCCCATTTTTCGGCGGCGTCATCATCAAGGCGAAGCGTTTCGCGATCGATTCGGGCCTGCAGCTTGAGGCCCTGGCCGACGACGTTGGTGACGACGTTGTTGATAGCACCGGTGGCCAGTGGAGCGTTGCGGACAAGGTCCCGGCTGCGCTCACGCAGGACAGCCAGATCGGGAAGGATGACGGAATCCGGATCGGAATTGCCGGTGATCCATTGAGAGAGGGAACGTTTCGAGCGGGATGCGCCAGCATAACCGCCGACCAAGGCAAGAGAGACGCGGGCCTTGAGGCGGCGCTGCGCCCGGACGGGATCAAACCAGCCGATCACTTTATCGATGGCGGTTTCGCGGACTTCGATTTTACGGGCCCCAACTTGCACCATCATACCGGCGTTGCTCCTCTCACGGTGGGACCGCGGCGGGGCGAGGCGGTGCCTTCCGCTGCGATCTGGGTGTCACAGAATTTTAGGAAGTCGATGACTTCGGCCATATTGCGAAACGTCCGGCTACGTCCGGCGATGGAATAGGATTGCGTGAGGACGGATCCGGACGCGATATCGTCAAGGATGGAGGTTTTAAGCGCCGACCAGGTGGTGAATGCCATGTGAAATCTCCCGTTAAGGGTTTGCTTTCCGCTGGGCCGACTGCCTCACAAAAAAGCAGCCGGCCCTAAATGAGGAGAGATGCTATGAGTGGGCAAAACATAACATGGGGTTTCGGGAGAAATTTGGTTTCGCGTGTTATTTAAGGGTCAGTTAAGGGTCAGTTGGGGGTCAGTTGAGGGTTATTGAGCTTGACAGGGATTTTAGAATAGGTGACGGAGGTTTTTGACCTCCGTCCAGGGAGATATTTAGAGTTTTGTGGCGAATATCACGATGGGTTGTTCAAGACGTTTTGTTGTGAGCATTATATCTTTAAAAGACCTTTTTGCATGAGATAGTAACCATTTCCGGTTGTTGAATATGATAATTCTGCGAAATTCTTTAACACATCATCCATCTTCTTGTTTTGTTCAAATCTATCCCCGAGTTCTTTTGACAAAGATTCAAGCTTTTTCATTTGTTCATCACTTACGGTAACGACGCCATCTCCTCTTTTTGTGGCAAGAATCCTTTGCTGGAACGCATTGTGAGTTTCATTAACGATATTGTGGATGTAGAGAATATCTAAATCGTATTCCAGATTAAGAATTCTTAATAACTCGGCAGGAATCGCACTGAAATAAAAAAGCTTTCTCTCTATTTCAGCGCATTCTTTCATTTGCTTAACAACAAATTTAACCTCTTTTACTATTACGTCCTTGAGCATCTTATTTAGCTTCATGTTTTTCTCCTATATTGAAGAAGTAGAAGTCAGATTATTTTTAATATCAACTATCATCCAAGCTTCAAGGTTTAGAACATCAGTAGTGTCCAACGAATTTTGCCTTTCGCCAACGGCGACGACCTTAACTTGCGCTGCTTTTGTATAGCCCGCTGAATCAATAACATTTGTTGAATTTTCTTTAAATTCAATTTTCAATTCAGTTTTTAAAGCATCAGCAAGTGATAGCAAAGTGCGGATTGTAAAATTAGAATTTCCATTTAGAATTTTACTTACGGCCGCCGGAGATACGTTTAAAGTCTCTGCCAATTTCTTACGATTGATATCTCTCCCTTTCATCCTCTTGCATATTTGTTCAGTAAGTTCAAAGATTATCCCCTCAAGGCGAAAGTCAAAATCATTTTCAAATGTTTCCAAAACTTCACTGAACCATTTCTCTGTGCTCATTGTGTTTCTTCCTTTTTTATCCATTTTAATCACTACTCTTTCTTTCTTTATTTTAATCGACATTTGTCTGATATTCTTTAAGCCATTTAATGGCCTTTGCTAACTCAGTTTTGAGCACTTTGGGAGGCGGTTTGGTGAATCCATGCGTTAGAATTAATGTGCTTTTTCCTCCCCAAAAACATAATATTCTTACGTTACTACGAGTCTTTAATTCAAAAATACCATCTCCGAGCGGACGGAATTTTCGCACATCATGGATAATAAGACGATCTGCTCTTTGTTCTAATAACTTTGCTACTTGTTTTTTAGACGCCACGTCAAGGCCATTAATGAAGACTCGAACCAAACATTTCCCATTCACAACCAGAGCATATAGGACGAGAGCTTTTCCAGATCGTAGTTTTTCAACTTCCATTAGTTAACCTATAAGTTAAGTATCCAGATGTTGTCAAGAGATATTTCCATGTCATGCGACGTAGCTATTGCTTCAAAAAGATTATCTTGGCAAATAGGCAAAATACTGACTTTCCATTATCATCATTTTCCTCAAAAATCTATCTGCATATCGCACATAAAAGCGTTTGAATCGAACTTAATCAATAGAGAGGAGGTTATAAAGATCAATTTGATTTCCCGTGAATGTAGCTTCCAGGCAACTCTTGCTCTTCCTCCGGCATAACCTTCATGGATATCCGGGTATAGGCTTTCATGAAATCGTCCAGGTTGTCCGTATGGGCGCTCCAACGTCTATCTTCATAGCGAGCGGGCAGGCCTCGCTCAATATATTTTTTAAACATATAGTCCGTTATATTTCCGAGGAATTCTTTGATCTCGTCTTTGCTGCTTAAGATCTTGTCGCTTTTTCTACTCATCCCTGCATTCCCTTGCTGATCACGCGGCGCTTTGTTCTGGCCATCGCCTGCGGATCGCTGTTCTGCCTCAAATGCGCCGCAAGCATCTTAAGCGACGGCAGCCATTCATTGTCCGCGCACGCCGCGGCGATCACCTCGCAGTCCAGGAGATGGTTCTGCCAGAAGACTTTCTTCCAGCTGACAACGTTGCGCCGGTCCCGGTGGCGCTCTTCGGACAGGAGCTGCCGGACATAGTCCTTGCCGGTTTCGGTGTGAATATAAAAACGCTGGCTTTCCGCCGGAAGTCCCTTAGCGGCGTCAGCCTCTTTGCGCTCAAGACGCCAGTGGATCAGTTCCTTGTACGCGTCGACGTGGAGCAGGCGCAGCTCGAGGCCTCCCGGAATGACTTTATTGCTGCTCGGAAGGGTATCGATGCGGCTGACTTTGATCTTTTTGACGCCCATGGCATACTTGTGACTGGCTCCCTTTGTCCCGAACACGCGCCCAGGCGGGCGATTGCGTAGCCATTCGTAGGCTTCTTCGGTCCGACTCCAGTCTCCGTCCGGAGATTCACCGCCGCCTGTATCCAGGCCCATCCTCCAGATCCCCATGGTGCGATCGGAATTGTGGATCCGGTAAGACGTATCGTAAAGCAGCGTCTCAACGTCCTGAAAACTCATCAGCTGACCGTACTGGATCAGCCAGGACGTCAGGTCCTCCGCCCAGGCACGCACCACAAACCAGAATCCCGTCTTCTGCATGTCAACACCGGCGGTGATGGCGATCGCGTCCGGAGGAACGACCAGTGGTGGGTAAATCGATTTGCGATTGAGGATGATCACGTCCGTCTTTTTGGAGGTCGTCTCAAGGAACGGCTCCGCACAATGCTGGGTGACCCAGGTGCGCAGCGCCTCGCGATCCTCCAGGCCGCGCAGAAATGATGCAACCGGCTTGGCTAATGGTTGGATGTACCAGGAGGGCAGAACAAACCCAACGGCAGTCGGCCGCTCGACGGGATTCTCCGCATGCCATCGACCGGCCCGAACGGCGACATCCCGGACGGCATCATTCCAGGCCATGCCGCAATGGCTGCAATGATAGACTGCTAAGTGGTTTCGCAGGACCTCTTTGGGATCCCGGGTATTGCCCCAACTGATATTCTCCCACAGCATTCGCTGATATTCACCACAGATAGGACATTTCGCCTCATAGTGGCGTATTTCATCGGCCCGCTCGCGGATCGCCTTGGTGATCGCCCCGTGCTCGTCTGTGGGAGATGAGCATCCATATATTTTGTATGTGTATGGAAATGAGTTCGTACGCTGCTCCGCCAGGCTTAGCGATTCCGGTTCGGCGCCGGTCGGCGGAGGGTATTTGTTCATCTCATCCAGGATAACGACCTCGACTGCGTCCGACGACATGGCCGAAGGAGAGCTGGCCCAGGCCACAAAGAGATTCATGCCGTTAATGAACTGGACGTCGAGCGTAGTTGTTTCGTCGGCACGGTTGCTGAGCAGCTCGGCGGTGCGAGGGCTTTGCCGGATTGTGGGGAGTAAACGCTTGCGCATGATGCGCTTCGTCTTTTTTTCATCCGGCATGCAGTACATAGCCGTCGTGGGCTGCTGATCAGTGCGGCGGAGCAGATAGTTGATAGCGCCCTGGGTCTTGATGGTCTGCGGCGCCGCCTGAACGTAAACTTCCCGGACGGTAGGATCGTCCAGGGCATCCATAACGCCGACACAGCACGGAGTGATGTCGTTTCTCCAGCGTCCGCCATGTGGACCGCCGACGACAATCCGGTATTTCTCTGCCCATTGCGCTGTGGAGAGCTTCTCCCGAGGGGAAAAGACACGGTGCTCGCCAGGGGTGAACTGGACAGCCATGGCAGGGGAAGGGGTGTTGTCGTATGCAAGGGCGGTGTTCATTGCGGAGGGACCTCTTCTTCGTCTGAATCTTCGGCAACGTCATCATCGAGATCACTCTCATCTGGAGGTGCCTGCATGGCCGGGACGTTGATCGGCTTGTCTTCGCTGTACCTCGCCAGGACCTCCTCCATCTTCGAGAGCATGAATTCAATCAGGTCCGGGATCCTCCCGGCATCGCCGGAGACCAGGTTGATGATCTCAGATGCTCGGCCGCGGCAAAATCCTTCCAGGTCGGCCTTAAAGATCGCGGCCCTTTGCGCCAGCGCTTTGTCAAGCTCATCTCGGAGGACATATAGACCGGAGGCGGCGTCCGCTTTAGATTTAAAGATTAGAGCCTTCGAAGCCAGAATCTCCGCCTCGGACCGCGCCTTAGTCTCGGCGAGGTCATCCATCATGGATTCATCACGTCGACCGCCAGATCCCAACTGACGAAGATAAGCAGCAGCATATTTGCGGACGACCTTGACGGCATAGGTTCCATCCTCTTGCGGCCGCAATCTTCCAGCCTTTGCGTCGGCATAGACTTTTGATTTGCCCACCTTCCACCCATAATCCTTCAACCAATCAACGACGGCTAAAAGATTCGGCAGCGGACGGTCGGTCGGGAAGTATTTCGCCTCCAGATCTGCAATGGATTTCAAAAGGGCGGACTCTGCGTTTTTCCAATCCTTCAGCCTGGCCGATGTTTTCTTTGAATTGTACGCGGTGAGATTTGCAACGACGGCGTTATAGAGTACCTTCAGGGTAAGCTGATCTTGATCGTCCGCGGCATCGATGAGTTTTTGTAGTTTATTCTGATCCATTCCGCTCTTTGTGATGATGGCCAGGATGGATCCACACAGATCCCCGCCTGCCATATCCCTATGCTGATTTTTATTTTTAGCCGCCATTTACAATCGCTCCGCTGCATGATATGGCTTTTCTGCGGTCGGTGGTCCGGGTCCGTGTGTCAGCACGGAATCCGAGACGGTAGCCGCCACTCGGACGGGCTTCCGATCGCCCCCATCCAGAACTTTCATCCGGACCGGATCAATTCCGCTTTCTGGCCTGTAAAATCTTCCCATCGCTTAACACCCACGTCGCAATAGACGGGGGATAACTCCATGGCGTAGCAGGTTCGCCCTGTCTGTTCGGCCGCCATGATCGTCGTCCCGGATCCGGAAAATGAATCCATTATCAGGCCGCCCGGCTTGCTGCTGTTTCGCAGGCAGCGGGCAACTAACGCGATGGGCTTCATAGTCGGGTGTTCGTCGCTTCGCACCGGTTTTGGAAACTCCCAGACGTCGCTGTCTATCCCGCAGGCCTCGACACGGACCAGGGGCGTTCCGTCGGCATCCCGGATGACTTTATCGTGCCCAACGACGTCGCCCAGGTTGCGGACGCCGGACCAGTAGTGGCTGGATCCATCGAACCAGCCATAGAGGATGGGCTCGTACTGGCGCTGATAGTTCGCCCGCCCGATAGTGAATTGAGATTTTACCCAGATGATGAATGTTGAAAAATGACCGCCGGCATCACGGAAGGCACGCTGCAGGTTGTCGAGTTCGGATGAGGACATGGAGATGTAGATATCGCCGGAGACGTGCGGACGCAGCGCGGCGATCGCATTGCGGAGGAATATATAAAACTCTTCCCGCTTCGCGAAGTGATCGTTCAGGATCTTTCGGCCGGCGTTCTGTCTTCCTGCCTTTTTTCCTTGCTGATCGCGCATCGATGATCCGTAATCGACATTATAAGGCGGGTCGGTAAAGACCATATCCGCACAGGCTCCGGACATCAGTAAATCCATATCAGTGGCGATCGTCGAGTCTCCGCACATGAGGCGGTGGCGGCCGAGCTGCCAGACATCGCCTAGCTTCGTCTTAGCCTGCGCAATCTTGGCCGCTTCGGCGGCGGCATCAAATCCATCCTCGACGACGTCGCGCTTGAGCAATATCTCGATCTCTCGAGCACAGAATCCGGTGAGGATCATATTAATGTCAAGGGTCTCGAGTTCGATCAGAATATCCTTTAGCTTCGGCATGTCCCACTCGCCGGAGATCTTATTCAAGGCAATGTTTAATGACAGCTCAAGATCGGGAGGAAGATCGACGACGGAGATCTCGGCCTCATTAAACCCGAGGGACCGCAGGACTTCCAGGCGCTGATGACCCCCGACGACATTCCCGGTCCGCTTGTTCCAAATAATAGGATCCAGGTAGCCGAACGTTTCAATAGAGCAGCGAAGTGCTTCGAACGCGTGGTCGCCGGGCTTTAACTTTTTACGAGGATGCTTATCTGAAGGAATTAAATCCGATATACGGCGGACCTCGATAATCATACAGGTACCTCCACAATCGAGCAGCCACCCGCGCCCCCTTTGCCGGCGCCTCTTGACTCCTGTGTACGCTTACCAGTAAAGAAAGGGCCGCCTGGGACGGTGTAGTTGCGAATCAGCTGAGAGAGTTCAAACCGCCTTCTCCAGAGACGGACGCCCTCAGTGCTCATGGACATGATCGATGCAATCGCTGAGTCATCCGCCAGAGAGCCGATTAGTATCCCGATTAGTATAACCTGGGTATATCCGAGGTGCCCGCCGGCAAGGAAGGTCCCCGTCAGCGCCGTGAAATACTTCCCGCAGCGAACGCACCGCACTCGATCGCCGCTCCAAAAACTCTGCAACGAGGCCTCGCCGGCGATCGGAGATAAGCATGCCGGGCACGCGGCGCCATCCGGATGGAGCCGACCCAGGATCCAGACCCGGCAAATCTCCTCATCGAAAAATCCCGCAACCGTCCCAGAGAGAATGTCGGACGGTCCGAACACGCCAGAGCGATGCTCCGAGGTTGCGCTCGTTTCGTGAATTGTAGTATTATTAATGG